ATCTCTTCTCCTAGCTTGATAATTAATGGTTGTCCACCACCTGCTCCACCAGCCTCTGTAATCGCATTTGCGATCATCTCTATACCTTCCGTATTATTCTCTAGTGGTAGCACAGCCTCCGTTCCCGCCTCTCCAATCTGTGCGTAGGTAGGTGAATTTATAATCCCACCCTTTGCTAGTCTTGGGATCTTACCTATCCTGAAATCAACATTGACTCCGATAAGTTCTGATACATCGTCAATACCATTTAGGATATTGTTAGCCCCGTCTACAAACCCATTTAATAGGTCAATCACTCCGTTGATAGCACCTTTGATCCCGCTCGCAATACCATTCCAAGCTGAGTCTACACCTTTCTTTACCCCGTCCCATGCCGTCTCGAATCCATCTCTAATACCGTTAATTACAGGCATCACATTTTGATCTATCCAATCTAGCGCCGGTTTAATTGCTGTCAGAATACCTTCCCAGGCATCCTCTACGATTGTCCTGATTGCATTGAACCCGATCTGAAAGAAGCCCCAAAGTGCCTGAATCACTGGTATTACTAATTTAGTGATTAGGTCATAGAACGCTGTAAATATGGGCTGTAGGATCTTTCCCCATACGAACTCAACAATATCTCTTACACCTTCAAACACCGTTGTAAACGTATCCCAAAGCGTCTGCATTGTTGGCTGGATAGTCCCGAGAATGAATGCTGCTACCTCTGAGAATACTTGGATTACTACCCTAAGTACCTCTATGGCTACGGTAAATGCAGGTACTATATTCGCCAGGATGAAGTCTACTAATGGCTTTAAGATATTTTTCCATAGCCAATCAATTACCTCTCCTAGGAACCTAAATGATCCTGCGAGCGCTTTTGATATTGCATCTACTAATGGTTGTATTGCTGCTTGTAGTAGTGGGAAGTTCTCTTGGAATACAGCAATTAGTTCTCCTACCTTCACCATGATTCCTTCAAATGAAGGTGCTATATTTTCCTCGATCCATGCAAACATTGGCTCCATTACATTGGTCCATAGATATTCCATGACCTCGATTAATGATTCCCATGCTGCTACTAATCCATCCTGAACAATTACTGCTATTTGATCTAGTGCTTCTCTAAATGGCTCTGAGTTCTCATATAAGCCAACGAATGCTACTGCTAGGCCTCCTAGGAGTCCCAGAACAAGAGCAATTGGACTAGTTATGGCCCCCATGATCGCAGCTAATATTCCGAAGACCTTCGCAGCTACTCCGACTACAAGACCGATAATACCGGCATACTTAATGATCTTCGAGAAGATAGTCAGCAGTGGTGTACCAAAGATCTTTATATTTCTAAGTGGCTTAGTTAGTTTGTCGAATACAGATGCTACCTTGTCAATTTTCTCTGTTACATTATCAGCATAGGCGTTGATCTCAGAGGATGAGTCTTCAAAATCAAAGTCACCGCCTCCACCACCGCCTCCACCAATAGCTCCTGTGGCGGCCTCAGACGCTCCAGAACCGCCTGTACCCACTGATTGGGTGAGTACGTTCATCTCATCAAAACCAGACAGTCCAGCAAGCTCTCCTTTGAGTTTCTTAGCTGCTCCTGCTGCGTCGTCCATTGCTCCACTAGCTCCCGACATACCCTTTTGTAGACCAGAAGCCATCTGAATTGGTTTGACAGCAAAGTTTGCTAGGGCCTCGAAGTTCTTCCCCACTCCTGGAAGTAGCATTAGAATCTTCCCGACCACCCTGATGAGGGCTACCATATAGCCAGCGACCTTATTAGCAAAAGATCTGATCGACCCTTCTGTTTGGCCTATTGAGTTCCTAATACCTACAAAGAATTGTAATATCCCATTTCCAGCTACTCGAAGGATAGGCTCTAGTGAGCTACCAATCATCTGAGTAATTGATTTGGAAATATCTCGAATAGATCCGAATGCCTTACCTGCCGTCTGGTAGGTGTTTGCATACGCTCCGAAAACCTTATCAGCCTCTCGCATGATGATATTCATGCGTGCCTGGGCCTTCTCTTGGGCTGTTAACTGTTGGACTGTCTTGCCCACCTCTGAGCCAAATCTTCGGTACTCATCATTCAGGTTAGACAACTCAATTAATCCATCCGCAAAGGTGGCTTCACCTCTCTGGATGAACTTCGATAGTCTCTCAATACCTACACTAGAGTCAATAGCATTTGCTGCAGCTAGATCTTTCATAGCCAGAGTAAGAGCTGTTACACCCTTAACTGTCTCACCTGATCTTGCATCTACAGCTTCTAGGCTCTTAGACATCTCTACTAGGCCAGATAGGGCTAGTGTTCTGATTACGTTCTCCGCATTGATACCATAGGTATTAGCATCCGCTAAGTCATCTCTAAGGCCTTTAAGTTGGTCTCGAGTAATGCCAAGGTTGGCAGCTATAGTTTCGTTGGCAATCTTTAGCCTCGTAAACATAGCCCCACCTTCGACAATACTGCTAGTTAAACTACCCATGCCACGAGTCATCCTGGCAATAGTCCCTGTGAGGATATTACCGATCACATTCGCTTGGACCATAGAGCCGAACAGGTTATCTCCGAGAGACCCTGAGATCTTTTTAGAAGTGCTATCTAGAGCGACCAGATTACCCTGTACTTTTGCAAGTTCACGGTTAAATTGGTCCGCTTGCGCAGATATTACTACTTGTAGTTGTTCGACTGTTAGTGCCATAGGTTATTTGTTAATTTTACCCCCCAAGCTAGCTGTATTTCTTCTAGCAACGGCTTCCATCTCTTCAGATGTCATCACCTTCGGGGCTTTTTGTTTGTGTAAGAACGGTTTATCTGGATACTTCTTTGGGCTATTAACTGCCAACCCAATATACTTACCCAGAGCAAAATTACTTGCGTCTATCTCTTGAGCGCGTTCATCTTCTTTCTTTATGTAAACATCAATGTACTTCTTAAATTGCTTTGGTGTGATTTGCCAATATCTTTCCAGGTCTAACCCTATCTTGATTGCGGCTTCCTCACCTAGTTCCCAGTGTTCTCCGAAGAGCTTTGGTTCTGTGTCTGGCTCGCTAGGGCTGCTTTCGCTTCCGTTAGGTCCAGATCCCTCGGCAAAAAATGGGCATCACGTAACTTCTCCATAATAAGTAGATACAGATGCATTAAATCTCCGCCTTCGTCAAAGTATCTCTCAATCCGCCTGAAAGCCCCGTCCTCTGTGTCTGCGTAGCCCTTTTCAACTAGAACAGACAGATTAGTCATAGAGGCTTCTGACATAATCGAAGTGATTGGTTTGCCCTTAAGCTTATCCTCAGCTTCTTTGATAGCCCTAGGAGTGAATCTTAGATCTTCCATTTTCTATAAGCATTTAATAAATATAGATTGAACGAATGTCCAAAGGGTAACGCCCCGAAGGGCGCTATGCCTTTAGGCACTAATACCTGTTGCTGCGTATACTGGCTTTCCAGAGATTCGGATAGAACCGCTGAATCCTCGTACACCCTCAACTGTTGACTCGGCTTGTTTCCACATCTTAACGAAACCAGTGAAGAACCACTTAGCTCCGCTTGCGAATTCAATTTCCCAAGTCTCAAGAGTCTGACCTTCAGCAAGAGCTAACATGTCTTCCATGTTTGATTCGCTCTTCTGTAGACCTGCTAGAGAAACTTCTCCAGCGTCCTTGAAACCGGCAATGAATTCTTTGTAATTGTTGTCGCTATCAAGTGTAGTTACATCAATTTCACTAGACTCTACTCCGATTTCACCGATAGAAGTTAAGTCAGCTACTACTGCTGCAACGCCTGATGTCTTTCTAAGAATTGTTCCTAGAGTTTTTTCAGCTGGCATTTTTCAATGTCTAATAGATAAATTGTGTTGTTAGATGGAAAGTTCCACCTGGGTCCAGTATATCCGGACTGAAGGCTAGAAGATAGTCTAGTTCCTTCAGCTTGGTCTCCAATGAATCTAGGATTAGTTCCCCTTCAGAAGGGGTCTTGGTCCAAATATCCACTACTAGTTGGATGTTGTTCTTAGCAATCGTCTTATCTAGGTTGTAGTCTGGCGTACCAGTGAAACGAAACGTGATCGTCGGGAAGGTTTCGATGACCTCTGGGCGACCCTGATACACGGATAAATCTGTATATGTAGTCTTGAGTTCATTTATTTTGTCGAATACTTCTTTTCTATTGATCATGATTTGCTTCTTAACTGGGTTCTCATATGTGTCTTCAGATCCTGTTGGATGCCTTTGTTATGGAGAGCCATAGCAGGGTTCATAAACGGCTGAGCTGGCATATTAACCGTACCAAATTCCTGGTGAGGAGCGTACTCTAAGGCGGTGTATACAATACCTGTCTTGAGCCTAGGGATTGTCTTTGTCTTTATAGAATTCCGAAGAGTTCCAGTATCGACAGGGGCCAATTCCTTAGCTGTACGTTGTACCTTTCGAGTGCCCTTCACAATGACTGGCATGATATTAATGTTCTCGTAGTCTTTGAACTTTTTTAAGCACTTATCGAGGTTGATGACTGAGATGACCATTCCTGGGCTAATAATAGATAATGCGAATCATAAGGAATCGCTCTAATTACTTTCGTCTGCCTCCCGAGATAGCCAATAATAGAGTTAGAAGGTATATTTTCCTCAGTAGTTACAGCCATATGGATGCGTTCCTTTAGTCCATGCGCCTCCTGCAACTTATCGAGCTTGTCGAACCTCACATTCCCCTTAAAAGTCTTATCAACTACTGTTGAACCAGAGATTCGTTGCCACCCCTGGTCGTCAATAGTGTCTTGAACTGTATAAAGAGTAAGCTCTTTATCGTAGAACGTAGACTTAATATGGTTTTTGAATGATGTTGGTATCTCCATTTGTTGGTATTACAGGTAGCATATAACGTCCGAGCAACCTAGTTGCACCGGAGAAAACTTCAGAGTCATCACTCGAATCAAGGAAACTAGCTACTTTCTGTCTATAGCTAATACTCTGACCATTGTCAGAGATGCTTGCAACTTGGCCTGTAGTGGCCGTATTACGTTCCTTAACCGTCTTGTGGACTCCCACAACCGTATTGGCTAAGGTCCTCTCTAATCGAGCAGGAATCGGATACTCATAGTCTTCCCAGAAATCTTCAGTTCCTAGTGGGTATAAAACCAGATCCTTTCCGTATTGGGTGACTAGCTGATCACGATTGGTATAGACGAGTGCTCTATCTACAACCTCTGCGACTGTGAAATCCAGGAAATCGTCATCATCAAGATCTTCATCGATGACTTGTACATATTCCTTAATTCGAGCGATGAGCTTATCCATTTTCTCCGGTGTTAATAACTAATTACTATTAGGCGCTAATATCACCTACTAGAGCAGCCTTGAACGCTAGGTCAGGCATAACTACTTTAGTTCCGAAGAAGTAAGGTAGGTAAGCATACCAGTCAGCTGAGAATTCAGCCTCGTTCACTTTGAAGTTGCCCATTACAACAGGTTGTGCAACAGCTCCACGAACTTGGATTATTGCGTCAACACCCTGTCTTACAGCTGGGATAACCTCGACTCTACGGAAGAAGTCAGCATTCACTCCGCCATTCCTTGGGTTTGGTAGAGATTGTACGTGTGCCTCTAGGTCATCGAAGTGAGCAGGTGCAAGTGTAAGAACCAACATAGAACGATCAACCTTTTTAACGTTGTCGTTTTCTACGCCTTCAATAGTTTGGATAAGTAATTCTAGTTTGTCTACTAGAGTTGAAGCTCCAGACACGTCAACGGTTGTTGCATCAGTCTGTAGTTTCAAGAAGTAGTCGTTTTCTAGAACTTCACCCATTGAGATACCGAAGTCTGCCTGACGGCTTCTTAGGTATTCAACGCCACCAACTTCTTGGTATAGAGCAATGTCTTTAGCAGACATTTCTTCAGCGATTTCTTTGTCAGTGTCGATTTTTACATCTACACCATTGTTTTGTGCATTATTTGCAGCAGCAGCAGCACGAGCGGTTCCGTAATCCTGAGATACAGAACTCTTCATTCTCTTAACGTGAACAGTTCCACCACGTGTTGGTGTATCTGTGTAGTTAGTGTTTCGTAGTCCGATAGACACGAAAGCAGCGGCAATTGTACCTTGGATTTCTCCATACGCCACCATTAGGTCATCTTTTGTTACTCCGTCGGATGACAGAACAGATGTAGCTTTTTGATTAGCCATGATTGTCAGATAATAACTATGTAAATGTTGTTATCCGAATCGGTCTTTAGAACGTGTTACCTGCAACCACTGGTGCGGCGCTTGGTGCGGCGGGTTTCTTAGGGTCCTTTGGTGTATCTCCAGCAAGCTGGCGTTTTACCTCTTGAGCGATAGCCTCGTTCCATTCCTTCGCAAAGCTTTCGATTCGCGCTTCCATGGTGTCCTTATCTTCTGATACTAATAAGTCAACGAATTTAATTGGGATCTCGAGTTCATCGAGCTTCTCAATTGCATCTAACTTATTCTCACGGATAATAAGTTCACGATTCTTCTCCTCAAGTTCAGATTCCCTCTTTTCTCTCGCCTTTTGTTCTCTTTCCTCTTCAGATAGTTTGGCCTCTGTCTCCCACTCCTGTCTAGCCTTGTTAAGCATTTCTTGAGTCCTCTTTTCAGATTTCTCCTGCTCTTTGGCTAGTCTCTTAGAGAGAGTTTCATTTAACTCCTCTTGAGTAAAAGTCTTCGGCTCATCGTTTCCACCTTTGTCCTCTGGATCAGTCCCTACAGGTGTCTTAGGTTCTGGAGTGTTTTTGTCGTCTGCCATGTGTTGGTAGTTGAACAATTAAAATCCGTTTAACGCCCGTCGGCTTATCCTCCTATACTACATTGAATATTGCTCTATGGCAATTCTCTCTCACTAGTCAAACTGGACATTGAAGGCTCTGTCATCGTAAACAGCGTACTCATTCACTCCGCCGCTCCTAGATTTCTTTACAGCCTGTATGCCGTTATCTAGTAGTTGTTGTTTTGGGTAGTCACCTTGTTGTTTTACTTTGCCTTCCACTACAGCTTGTAGGCCTTCGTAGGTCTCTAGGTGATTTACTAGATCATCATAATTTCGCCCTGTGTTGAGTTCCTTGAAAGTCTGGAGCTGTTCATCACCACCTAGTAGCTTCTTTGCGAAACCATCCTGTATGGGCTTGTCTAGGTCTAGGATTGATGTACCTTCTCTAAGCTTTGCAGTAATTAGATTATCTCCGAATACTTGACCTCTCTGGGCATCATCATAGAAATACACAGCCTTCCCGTAGTTGGCCACACTATCAGCCACCTCAACAGATAGTTTTGCATCTGGTCTGTTAGCATAGTGGAATAGGTCAATAGGCTCTTCGAGCATACTGATCGCCTCTGGTAGAGTCTTCTGTAGCCCTTCTTTCCATCCATGCAGCTTTGCGACATTAGTCAGTGCTGGTCTTAGAGGGTCATCTTCTGGGATCTTGGCCATTAGAGTATCAATCTTCGCATGTAGTTCCTCGCCTTTGTAGTTCTGGGTGAGAATGTTCATGTCTGCATTGTAATCATGGTTAGCCTTGTCAGGGTTCATCTGCTGTTGCATTGCCTTTTGCCACCTATCTTGTAGATTCTCTTCTTGGAGCTTATCGAACCTCTCTGTCCTATCTGGTCTAGTGGACCGAGTATTCAACGCGGTTTCACCCTCAAACATAGGAACGGATGTTGATCTACAGTTGCCGTGCATTGGGTGGTAATTCAGCCCTGGGACGGCTTCTGCGACTAAATAAACCCTACCATTGAGATGCCTACAGATCTTGGAGGTATCATTATCTAAGATGGCCTCAAATCGGTATCTAAGTATGCCGTCATCTATGTAGGACTGTAGTTCTGATTGTCCGTGAAAGTGGTTGGTCTCAGTACGTACAAGCCTTACTGCCTGGTACGCTTTTACCTTGTAGCGGTCACGTAGTGTTTTAGCTGTTTTCTGATAGCTTTGGCCTGCTGCGATGTCACCACCTAGCAGTACTGGCAACTCTAAGGCTAGACCCCCAACATTATTCCAGACCCTGGTCGAGTAGTTACCTCCAACCCAGTGGGCTTTCATGATAGTTTCTGCTGTACCTTTATCGATATTGGAAAAGGATGGGTTTATACCCTGTGAGGCAAGGTCGAATTGCATACTCTCGTATGTATCCTCGATAATGGCGTTGTAAGCCTTCCCTGAGAGCTTCTCCTCTACAGGTGCAATTCTCATTACCTCAAGCTTTATCTGCTCTTGAAAGGCCTGTAAGCGCGTTAATCTAGCTAGATACCTTTTATCGAAGATCTTATCTGGATCTAATCCTAGTGCCTCTGCTGTTTCGTTGATGTCACGTAGGAATTGTTTACTACCGGCATTGCCTATAGCCTTTTGTAGTGATTGAGTATCTAGGATCCCCTTCTTTGAGTAGTTTTCATATAGACTCTTGATTTGCGAGTCAATACGCCTCAGAGATTGGTTGTATGTTTCGACAATTGGGACTATGGCTCGTTGCCCCAACTCCTCACTGTAGAGAAGTCTCTGGGTGGCCCTGCCTTGCCAGTATTCCCTGTTAGTCATGATTGTTTACAAGGCTACAATAGTATTGCTGGTTCCATTGTCAGTCGTCGTTCCATCTACCATTGCGTAGATAGAATTGTTATTAGCTCCAGAGTTCACCGTTAGGTTCCCCTTAATCTTCATGCCCATAATTACTGCCTCACTACTTGATACTGTTACACTCCCATCGACAACTACCGAACTGTATACTCCATCTTCTGACCCGCATGTCATAGAACTCTCGACCTGTACACTTGAGACAGCTGCATGCTCACCTCCAATACTTAGCGTACCGAATATTGAATTACTTACTTTCACATCTGCTTGTGCTCCAGTCAGTGTGTATGATCTAGCTTCAAAGTTTTCGATCAGAATCTTAGCTCCTGCATATGTGATATTACCCGTACCTCCAAGTCGGAAGTTAGTAAACTGCCCGTCGTCGAATCTAAACCCGACTCCAGTAGCTGTGCTTTTTACATTGCTGATGTTACCTCCAAAGTCAGTATCACCTCCTGTGGACACAGTACCTGTAATCGTGATGTTGTTCGCATTCTGACCGTCTCCAGATAAGATTATAGATGCGCTAGAACCTTCCCCAATAAAGTGGAATCCGTTGATAGATCCTACTCCGGTACTGCCGTCGGGTGAGTACACAAAAGTCTCTTTATTGCTTCCCTTCACTGTGAAGTTGTCTATGTGTAGAGATACTGAGCTTCCATTTGCATTCATTAAGCTTCTACCGCTTGATGTAGCATCATTATCGAATACTACGTCCCTAATAACCAACTTGGCTGCAGCACTGGTAAATACCCACCAATTAGCAGTCTGATTGATCTCCAAGTTCTGGATTGTATAGGTATGATCTGCTGTCATACTCCAGTTTACGGTTGCTGATTTTGTCCAGATTTCATTACCTGTTAGACCACAAAGGTGGAGACCATCAGGCAAAGTGATCGCTGCAGAATCGGTAGTATCGTCGATCATTAAGATCCTAGTATGTCCTGCTGTAATCGCTGCTAGAACTGTAGTGTAGTCAGCACCCGTAGTACCTACTGTAGCCTGCCAATATGGATCAGCTCCGCCACCACCCGCTAGCGCTGCAATGGCCTGTGCGATCCGCTCAGGAGTCCATAACCTGGTCTCTGTAACCGTACCTGCCTCAGCTTCTGCCTGTGATACTGTTGCCGGGTTAGCATCTGCTGAATCTTCTACTGCCGCTAGTTTAGTTCTCTCATCAGCTGTCATTATCTTTTCGGTTGCTGTCTCCGCGAAGTCCCCCATATCTAGACTGACAGTTCCTGTCTGGCCGTTTACGCTCAGTACATCAGCTGTAGTAGTGATTTGTAGCCAACTAGAGCCATCATAGATATACATATTCCCGCTATCCGCAGTCACTGCAATATCGCCCTCTTGTACAGTCAAGGCATCCCTTGCCACATTATCTGCGACTGAATGTACCTCACCAAGTGCTAGGGGTGGTATTTGTGCTGATGGTACTAGACCGTTTGCATCAAGACTAGCAACACCATTTGCAGCCCCTCTCTGGGATAGTGGTATCTGGGTATCGTTAGTTAGGTCTGATAGGCCTATTTGAGCTTTCGTTACTGAGTGTGGGTTTGTTTCATCAATGACGTGTGCGTTTACTACTGCATTATCTCCGCCAACTGTTACTGTTACCTCATTTTCATTTGTTACTTCTACTGTGGTAGCCATCTTATGCTGATATGTAATCTTTAGTAAATTCTTTCTCTAGGGTGATCGTTCCTGACAGAATCTTGTCTACCTCCATAGGGTCAGTACTTGTCTTCACCAACTCAATGTCATACCCTGCGGTCTTGAAATTGAAGCCCGCTGTTAGGTGTGCTGGGATATTGAGTACCAGTTGTGTACTAGTTTTTGTCAGGCCTCCGCTAACCCCTGAATCCCAAATAGGTGTAGTTGAATTCGCTTTCTTCCTAATCTGCATTCGTACAGATGAGTAATCGGCTAGGGTAACTCCGCTGATGGTAAGGATCTTCTTGAAAGTAGAACCTTGGTACATTGTCATGTCATGTGCTCCTGGTGTCATTATTCGTCGTCATTAACATCTGAATTATCCTCATCGTTGACGGGATCCCTCCCGAACTCTTCAATCATCTTCTCAACTGCTTCTGCTCGCTCTTCTGCCTTTTTCTTCATAACCTCCTGTACATCTTGGATGAATGATACTTGTCCCAACAGTGTTTCTTGGTCAACAAAGTCTGATAGGTTCAATAGCATCTGTGATGTCTCGAAGTCGTTTTGAGGTAGGTTGCGCTTAAATACAGCATCGACCTTGTGTGGTTCGACAATCTTCACGCCTTTGTTTAGCTTATTCAGGTATGTACTGTATAGAACTATTCTTTCTTTTAGCCCCTTCTCTAGGTATCTCTCTTTGTTCTTTACTGACTGCTCAAAGGCAATTAACTTATACCTAATAGCCACTCCAGAGGAGTTACCAACGAAATTCTCGTCAGATAGATTCGGTGTCATTGAGATCTTATGAATATCTGATTCAATATTCTGCCTTAATACATCTACGTCAGTCTCGTTTAATGCCTTAACTAGGTATTCAGCTCCAGTACCCTCATTCTTATTACCTACGGACATAACCCTATTCTCTTTCAGCTGTTTAAGCATAGTCGGGGTCACTTTTATTCCATACAAGATTAACAGTGCTTCGACTAATTGCTCTTTATCGTTTACACGATCTGATTGTAGGGTATTGTAGGCATCGATCAACGATATGACCTTAGCAAAGTCACCCTTGTCTCTGGAATTGTTCTTATGTTCGATGATAGGTACACCACCAAAACTATGCTGGTCGACCTGGACTATCTTAAGCTCCTCGTCGTATTGGGCAATCTCATCCATCGTATAGACGACTACGCCCTCATAGGCTTCCTTCCCTTTCGTTACATTAGCCCTAGTGTAGGTAATAGCTGCAACCTTCTTATGAGCTACAGTGTCATCGTATAGAACAATGCAATTTCTCGGGTCAATGAAGGCTGATCTAGGTTCACTCTCCTCTGTAGCGTACACATACTCAAAGGACTTACCCATAATTGAAGTGTTGATAGCTAGTTCATGATCTAGATCGCGAATAGTCTGTTTCTTGTAAGCTTCTAGGATTGGGTCTATGTCGACACCTTTCTCTGCTTGGTATTCGACTGGGTTGCCAAGTAGATACCCGACATTAATGTCGGTAATATAGCTAGCGTGGTTCACTACTACACGGTTATTCTTGAGTGCATCAGCCTTTGCTCTCTTCATAATCTCATGATCACCTTCGTAGTAATCATCGAGTTTCTGGTAGGTTTCTTTGAGTGTGTTCTCGTTGTATTTGATAGCCTTCTTTATCTCTTCCGAAGTTATCACCGAGTCTTTTGGAATTGTGTACATATCTGAGAGTAAACTTCAATATTATTTACCTTACACATTACCTCAATAGGCCTGCGTTGTACACCTCGGGTTCTGCTGGGACTGCTGATCTAGTCTCTATGGCTATGAAATCAGCGAATAGTGAGTCATCATTCTTACCCTCTGCATGCTCTACTTTCTTATTCTCTTTTACGATGAGGGTGCGCATCTCTGACTTACTAACACTTGAATTGATCTCTAGAAGGTCCTCATTGAATAGCTTTCTGAAGTTGTCCATCATTACTGGTCTTGTCTTGGTGTTTGTAGAGAATCCCAGAGTTTGAGTTGGCTGCTCGGTTTTCTTGTCGATCTTTACAGTCTTAAATACCCTGTCGTACACCTTGTTGGCTCTGAGAACCGTAGTTAGTAGGTTATTCTCGATAGATAGTAGTGCCCTATTGTACATAGTAGCCACGTCAGCAGAGTAATCTCCTAAGTCGTATGGGTCCATATAGCCATGGAACTGAGCAACTTGCCTATATCTCTCGAGTGTCGGGGATACATCCCATACATTCACAGAGGCAGCATCTAGTCCTACTCCATTGCTTGGGTCTACACCAACTACGTAAGTATGTCCTATTTGAGGTTCTACCCAGATTCCTAGCCCATTATCAGCAACCCTTGCAAATGGGATTGCATTGATATTCTCGACCTTCTCCTGATCAAAGTATGTCTTACCAGAGGCTTGGAATGCTTCCATGAGGCTAGCTGGGTACTCCTGTTTGAATAGCTGTAGTGGCGTAAGCCCTGATTTTGTTTTCTCACTCTTTCCTAACTCTCTTAGTTTCCATCTTCTCCAAGCTAGTTTGCGATCACTAAGCCCATACTTTTCCTTAAGCTCAATCTCATCGTCTGTATAGTCATCTATCCCGTCTGTCTCTAACTCGTACTCGTTATCGGCAAACCAAGGATAGAAAAATACTCGATCTTTGAATTCCGCCGGTATACCATCTTCTTTACCTTCTGACTCTATCGCGCTCTCTACTTCGTCATAGAACTCGTTGAATCCATTCCCTGTGGTTTCCTCTGTGATTGACCCTGTCTTACCTACTGCCTGCTTAGAACCAGCATTCAATTCCGTACGGTTCTTGATGTAAGCAGCTTCTGAGATATGTAGTACGGTAACAGTGCCCGAACGTAACTTCAGTGCTACATAGATCTTGGAATCCAGCTTCCTCCCTGTGAAATCTTCTATGAATTGGAGTTCGTTCTTGTTGTCGTACTTGGTCTTTGGCTTTAACTCTTCTGGAAGGTTATCGAACGCGCGCTTTACTATCTCGAAGATGCCTACAACTGCCGATCTCTCATGAGCGATGATTGCACAACTAGCTCCTGGCTCCCAGAGAGCATCATCTAGGAGGTCAATACAATGTAGAGTGGTAAACCCCTTCTGACGAGGTTTGATAATCTTGTTGTAGCGATGGCTCTTTCTCCACGCTAAATATCGCCTCTGAGCCTCATTGAATTTGAATGTGACAAGTTCCCCGTCCTTATTCTTTATCTTGTACAGGTGCTGCATTCTCCAGTTTTTGTCCTGGAGTCTCTCCTGTATTATCTTCGAATTCTGAATAGTCATAATCGTTCTCTAGGTTTAGTAGTAAGCCTGCCAGGTCGGTCGTATCTTGTACCGCCACACCTTGCACTGCTCGACCAAACGTTCGGTCTAATAGAGAATCAATTGCCTTGTTATCAGGTTTTTCTGTGGTGATGTAGTAGTAGTCGTTATCGCCTGTACCATTCTCTCCTGCCTCGATGTTATCTAACGCATCTTTAATCTCATCTGGGTCTGTTACCCTTATATGTTGTCTCTTCTTCTTACCATTCACCTCTACTTCATCAATCCGATATAGGAACGTAATTCCTCTAGCTAGAGAGTACTGAGCATTGAACAGCTCATCTGCATGTAGTGAAACTCGCCTCCTAAACTCCTTCAGACTGGCTCTACGTAGCTTAGTGGACTCATTAGTCCCCCCAGCCTTTCTGCCAGCTCCTGGACGTGCTCCACCTTGTTTTTTGGGTTGGTTTTTCAGCTTTTCAACTTTACTCATGATTCTATTCTACACTATGTAATTATTTACCCATTTCATCTCTTCCCTGCCATGAAATCTTTATATGGCTTAGTAGGTTTCTGTAGTCTATACCACTCTTCTCCATCATCATACTGCATGAAGTGTGACCCGAACTCTATTGAGTCGTCACCTTCCCACCCTCCGGTTATTAGATCAATGTTTCCCGGGAATGGTATCCACTCATCAAGCTCTACCATTGCATCCCGGTAGAATTGGGTAAATATAGCTGCGGCCTCCTCTTCACTCACTGCATGCTCCCCAGATAGCCATAGAGTGCTCAGGTCCTCATTGCAGTAGACTATATCGATTGCTGTTATACCCATATTATATTAGTAATAGATTGTTCACCTCGAATATTCTAACCGTAAGGTTTTTTAGATCGATTAGATATTGATCACTCCCATCGCGGTGGTTATCTACCCACTCTATTAGTGATTCGTGATCGAGGAACCACATACTTTGATACTCCCTTTCTATGAATTCTATGTGGTCAGGTGCTTTGATCTGGTTCTTCATACTATCTATTATTAACACATTCAAATATCGCATTGAAGGTTCTTCTTACCCATCTTCTAGCTACTCCGCGATTGTTAATTATCAGTGAGTCTTTGAATTTCCTTTCAACATAACCTGAATGGATCTTGCCTTGATAGAAATACCAAACCTTATCACCTATTTTATAGTCGTAATTCATTTAAGTTCAATTAATAAATATCTGGGTTATTTATCCTTCCTCTTGTATCTTCGCTTGCTTTTTGATTTAGTTTCCTTCTGTTTAGGTTCTGCTTTTAGTGGTGGTGTTAGGTCTACTGGTTTTGCTTCCTCGAATATTTCTGCTACTCCCGCATCTATCAGCTCTTGGCCTCGCTTATCGCTTACGTTGCGAATAGTCAGTGGTTCATATCGAACCGGAAGTGGGGAATCCTTTGAGTCCACAACATCTGTGTATCTCTTGATTATCTTTACCTGCATTGGTTTATCGGTAATAAATTAAATATTACTAAGTAGTTCTCTCCATAATTGTACACTATTGTTTACTCTTAGTATAGTGCCTTGCATATCTCTGGAGAAGATCTTGTTTACATCTATATTAGTCATGTCCATGTTCAGCACTATTCCGTTGACATTATCCTCTACTAGCTGCTCTACCCCTTCCCAGGCTGTGACAATTACTGGAGTCCCGACCTGCAACGCTTCGGCCACCGAATAACAGTACCCTTCGTTGTCAGAAAGCTGAACAACATAGTCCGCGGCCTTCATATAGGGGTAAATGTCATTTCTATTGCCACAAAATTGTACATGTGGTGATAATTCAGTCTTAATGCCCTCTACATAGCTCTTTATTCCCTCCCCGTATATTTGCCAGGAAAAAGGAATTGAGGCATCTTCTAGAGCCTTAGAGAGCGCTATTATTCTCTCAAACCCTTTCTTTGGTCTAATTCTGGAAGCCGTAACTAAATTTAATGCTGATTTGGTCTCAACTATGTCTGGCATGTTTGGGATTACTACTGAGTCAACCCCGTAGTGCTGTTTCAGAGAGTCCGCAGCTGCTTGACCTACACTCACATGTAGATCTGCCTCCACGGGCTTATACTTGATATTCCACTTATGGTACTCAGTATGAACTACTTGAATATATTTCTTTGCCTTGATCTGATGTGCTCCGCGGAATACACTGGAAAATATACAGAGGTCACACTCTACGACTTGTCCTTCGTTCTTTACTACCTCACAATATCGCCTCATTTCTTCTAGACGTTCTTCGCTCTCTGTGGCCTCGTATATGTATATGACTTCGTGATCCGTCATCTGTTTAACGAATACACGGTCCCATGTTTGGAGTCCACTCGCTCTATGGACTATTTTCTGATATAGGACTATGCGCATATAGCCTTGAGATTCATGTTATAGATGTCTTTCTGTAGCTCCCATGACATTGCATTCGCAATACCTCTAGCCTGCTTATTCTCTGCCTCTATATTTCGAGCTACAAACCGAATGGTATTGATTAGGGAATCTACGCTTGCCTTAAATAGTGTGATATTCGTATGGGCCATAAATGAACCTGACGGCGTACAGTCACATAGCCACTCGTTTGGTAGGTTTGTCTCATTTGGAGATGTGTTTGTCATCACTACTGGCATACCAGCGCTCAGCGCCTCCCACATTGGCAAGCATAAGCCCCCGTACTTTCTCGGTAGTACCATAATCTCACCCGAGGCAAACATCTCAGTATTATCTTGAATATCTTCTATCACTTCTAATCCACCTTTTAGTTGCCTAGTAGCTAGATTGATCATATCCTTGACCTCACGAAAATGATACTTAGCCCTATCATCGGATGGTGGTTGTAGGTAGATCTTGTAATTGAACTCATCACCCATCTTCATTGCGGCTTGCAGAAACTGTAGAGTCCCGTTTCTATCATGTGCTGCTGGTCGACCAACTATGTGTACGAGGGTCTTGGCCTCTGAGAATTCCCTGAAGGGGATTTTGTCGGTATCAATAGGCACTGGCCAGTATCTAGTGTCTGCTAGGTCTAGGCTCTCTACGTGGCTTAATCCCCAGTATGATGGGGAAGCCAAAACATCGGGTGTTGGTAACCCTTTCTTTCTAAAGTAGTCTAAGAACTCGTAATTATATTGCTGCACCACCTTCACACCTTTCTTCTTTGCATATTCGTAGATGTAATAGTTGAGTGGGGTTTCACAGACAAAGACTACGTCCATCCCATCAACGAGCCACTCACATGATTCCTTGGAGAGATACTGCGGAGAGTTGCAATAATCTATAGTCAATTGGTGATCCTTCCCTTCTGGTAGATACCTCTCATGATGTGTCTGGACTTTGTTGTACCTACTTAGATCTGCAACTAGAACCTTTGCAGGCTCCATGTTCTTGAAGAAATCATAAGTTTGATACCCTAGCCCTGTATTGGTACTGTAAGCTAATAACCCGATTTTCATGATTCGAGGTCCCCAGTAAAGTTATGTACTCGTCGTAGCTCTTGTCTGAAGGCCTGGCTTATCTCTTCTTCTGTACAACCTCTACTTTGAAGGTCTCTCATGAGTGCCTCTAAGTAGTCGTTTGTAGTGATGTCACCATCCTCATACATTTCTATATAGGTTCTTGTGTCTTGTACTTGCTCCATGATTAGTTGTTAAAAAGTCATATCGTATTTAGATTCTTCCCCTCTGCCATCTGTGTGATAGCTCCTCTTAATATCTCCAGGCGGGTGATAGATCCATAATTTATGCTTCATCCAGCCTTGGTTTTGCTCTAAGTTATAAGCTGTTGCTACGACACTGTGCATCTTATCCTCTATGAAAGTAACCGCTTCAGGTGTGAAGTGATCTCTCAGAATTCGTTCGTAGTACTCTTTGGTAGTTAGATGGGGTCTCTGAGACCATTGAATCGTTCTAACTACATCAATGCCACACATACTAATTGGTTCTTTGTCCAACATTAAGTATTCATGAACCTTCGGTATGAAAGCCTCGAAATGGAACCTTAATAGATCCGCATCCCGTGAATCAATCAAGGCCCTACATCCTACCCAATCGATGTCTCGATCAGCTGTAATAGGTGTGTCATGTTCTACATATAGAATCTTATCGGTTTTAATCATCCCCATAATCCCCCTCATCATCCCAACTTGGTGTTTGTGTTCTTTGTATACTACGGGCACGACATTCCACCATTCCTTATTAGCCTTCCAGAGCACCCGACTAATATACTCATCGTATTTCGCTCTCAGATGCTCTTGCTCCTCTCTTACACCATCGAAGGTGATGATTATCTCCGCAGTAGGCAAGTGGGCACGTACAGTCCCGACAGTCTCTTCTATAATCGATGTGTCTGGGTTTGAGAGTACAGGGGATGTTGGAACTACTACCGTGATGTCATCACGCATTTCTACATCCTCACCGCTAATCTTGCCATAATCATCAATTAAAGCCCATTTCAGATCTCTCTTGTACTGTTGCCACCAAGCAAAAACCTCATTGCTCTTCGCTGTGTAAACGTCATTGTAATACTCGATCAGTCCGGGTAGAGTGCTCCAGTCCTCAATAATCGGGAAGGGTGGGTCCATACCGAATAGCATTTGCCAATAACCCGTCTTATCGCTCGATGGTGATAACGCATCCACAATAGGGATAGCCCCTGACTCTAGAGCTTCAAAAACACGGAAAGTATCTGGAGTTTCTGGACCTGAAGGACATGGTACTACCCTAGCCCTAGCCATTTTAGCTACATACTCTTCAGGAGCTAATCCTTGAGTAAATCCTGCCGTCTCTAGTAGTTCACCTCCGGGTAAATTCCTAAGTTCCGAAACGCATTGAAATCTCCTAGTATGTGTCACTTGCCCGGCAAAGTAATAACCTAGATCTTTCTCTGGGCGTTCCTTGGGTAGTTTCGTCATATGTGGAGTGGTCCCGCAACCTATGAACCTATTCACGTGAGGATGGGGTACTCCCGGCTTTGGAGTCGCCTGCCAGATAATCATATTCTCGTGTTGTAATCTCTCTATAGGAAAGTCATTAGCTTCGTCTCCAGTTATGATCAGTACAACACCGCTAAACTGACTCAAGTGCCTTTGCAGCTCCTCTACATAATTAACATTCTGCATACCCGGAAGTATCAATACCTGATCAGGACAAATATCATCCCTCGTAAAGATCGGGTCGTGGCTAATGATTTGCTCTAGTAGATGTTGGTCCCAATAGCCCTGTTCTGGAGCGTCTGGGTTGAAGTTGATATGTCGTACGGGGATCATTTCTCTTCTGTGGTAACAACTTCTTCAGGCTGCTCGTTTCCTATGCCCTTCTTGTTGTGTATCTCCGTCTTGACTAGTATCTCTATTGAGTTGTTCTTATGTGCCCTCTTAAAGTGCGCTTCTAGGGCATCTAGACAGCCCTTCAGGAGTATATGAAACATTGCTAACTGCTCTTCATTTGGAACTCTTACTTTTATCTTAGCTGTTTGTGTTACTTTGATCTTCTTCATGTTTGTTATTGGTAAATGATCTCAGTGCTAGCTTTTCTGCATTCTCTCTGGTCATGTATAGCTGGACACCTAAATCCTTAAATAAAAGTTCTAATACCCACTCGAGCGCGATTTCTTGCCCTTCATCCTTAAGCTCAATATCTAAGTCAACATCTCCTAGGTCTAGAAACTCACTAGACGATCGGTCTACTATTTTTGTGTTTACGGTTATGGACTTCATTGATCGTATTTAATATTTCGGTTAATCGATTGGTGTATGTATGGTCTGCTTTAGTTCTGTGATGACCCCTAAATCTTATTGCTTCCCGCTCTTCATCGTTTTGGACGTAGTAATCAATTAGATACTTGAGTTTCTCAAAGTCTCCGAAAGGGTAGGTAATGATCTCCGCCTTGTGTGTGTCTACAGGGTGATGTTCGACATTCAGATCATTGAACGTGTAGTTCTGAGTATTAAACATTGTTTCGATCCCCTCTATGTAGGGGTGGATCATAAACCCTCCACGTCCGGTCACTTCAAATAGCCTATCTGACAGATACCATGGGTAATCGAAATTCTTACACAGAGTATCCCCGATAACTACTTTTGTCTGTCCATATAGTTCATTAAGTCTCGCCCCCCTCATCTTGGGAATGTGGCTGTGATCGTAGTGCTTAAAACGATCTCCGTAGGTATTTTCTAGCCAACTGATCAACTGACTCCTGTAGGGCCACTCTCTATGGTAATTACGTGAACCGGTAAATACAATGTCATGTTTGAATTGATTGACTGAGGGGAGCATAAAGGTTTCATCCTTAAATACTCCAGCAGGTAGAAAGAAGGCCTGTGGCATGTTCTCTCTCTCGTTGAGATAGTCAACCATTAACCGGTCAACTGAGAAGAAATAATCTATATTCCAGTAAGGATCGTTTTCTAGGTCTTTCTCTCGCTCAATACCTAGCCATAAATCGAGATGATAGCCGACTGTGGGGATCCCAGCCTTCTTGATGATTGCTAGCACCTCTTTAGTGCCTTCTATACCCCAGCCATGCGTATGGACCCAAAACAGCATGTCGCACTTCAGGGCTATATCTTTTACCTGCTCTGCTGTAACTTGGTTCTCTTGAAGTGAATACACCTCATGACCCATCGCTAACAAAGTCTCTCGGTAGTGGTATTCGGATGAGTAACTAACACTAAAGTTACCTAGGAATGCGATTCGCATGTTGCTTTTTACTAATAGATTATGTGTCTTTGTCGTCTATATTAGACTCTAGCCCGAGGACTTTCAACGCCCTGTAATACTTCTCTAGGCTCATTACTGACTCTCTCCGGACCCATTTGTATACAGTCATCTTCGGTACACCCATTAGTTCTGCGAATTGTGGTACAGATAGGTTTTTTTCATCTAGAGTTTCCTCTAGTAGTAGTAGGAATTTTTCTACTTGTTCTTTTCCATCGCTCATTGATTTCATTTAATCTTAACTATTGTAAACTATTTTTGACTAGTTATAAACCCCTTTACCTTAATTTCCCAAAGCCTTTTAATGTCATGTCTGGCCTGGATGGTATGGTGGTTCTGCCTGCAGGTTTCATGATAATCAGCAAGAGTTTCTTCCATCAATTTGGTAATCATAGGTTCAAATTGCTCCAGTAACTCGCCCTTTGCCTGCTGAACGCTCTCTCTGCGTCTTTCGTAGTCTCTGCGCTTCTTCCACTTCCGAATCGGCCTAATGATCTCTACGTAGATACGTCGTTTTGTCTGTTGTATTAATTCGTTTGTTCTTTCTTTCATAGTTCTATAGTAACGGTAATTGATCTGCGGGTGCTCTATTCAGAGTCCACAGGTACACCAGTTTCCCATATTTCCCGGTGACTTGCTGGTTAGTCTTGGAAATCAATCCTCGATTAGTCAGCGTGTTCATAGATCTCACGATCGAGCTTCTAGGATACTTCCCTAGTTTATCTTCGACATCATGGGAGCTGAAGTACCCTCCTGGGTTATCGGCAAACAATCCGAATATTATCTTGTCTTGCTTGCTAGTTAACTTATTAGCCTCCTCTAGTAGTTCACCTGTTAGATGTGTTGTGTTGTAATACATTAGTTTAGAGTAATTGTGTTTAGATAATCTCTACAATCAGCAATCCTCAACTTTAGGGCCTCAATGTCTTCTTCGTTGTATTCGACTTCATAAACCCTCATTCTTAACTTCGGATCAATATCATCGAACTTCATCCATCTATCTACTCGATCATCCATATCTGCCTGTTCTTTACTTCCTTCATCATAGCCTCCTAGATACTGCTGTCTGCTCTTCTCATCCGCGATTAGATGTTCTGGAGAATTCACCAGTGTATATACTAATTCCGCCTTCTTCTTTCCCGTTAACCACATATAGCCTTGAAGTTGCCAGTAGTACATTTTCTCGACGGAGTCTTTCGCCATGAAGGTCCTCATATTCCAAGCTGTCTTCACATCGATCACGAGATCCCCATGGATAATATCCGGAGTTCCTTTGATGAAGTCATTCTCAAGAGTCTCCGAGTTCTTCACATATAAAGTATTTCGGTTCTCAGTTAGTAGTGTTAGTGAGTCCTCTTCCGCAAAGTTACCTTTCTCCGTATACTTGCTTGAAAACTCCCAGTGTCTGTCATAGACCTCCCCAATGAATATGTCTTTTAGATTTGTGATTGTTGTTTGTGCCAGCTTGTCTTTCTTGACCCTAGGGTTGGTCATTAGGTGACCTAGGCTAGAAGCTCTGAATTTATGTTGTGAGAAGTCCATTGTTTATTGGCTAATATTTAATTCATTGAATCTTTTATCGTAGAGTTCTTGTAACTCCGGCGTATTCACATACTTTTTTGCTTCTTCTAGGTCCTCTGAAGTTTTAGCATCCAGGATCCACTTGCTTATCCGCTCGAATTCCTTCTTTGCCGTCACCTCATCTAGGTCAGGGCTAGATACCTTCACCTCTTTGAAATCATCCCCGCCATAGATGTCTGCTGCGATGCCAATCGAAGAAGCGCATTTCTTAAGTGAGTCACTGGCTGCAGCCTTTAGGTCATTCCCTACATCTAGAGGGATGTCTGAGTTCTTCTTCTTTACAATATCCTTGCGTCCGTATTGCATTTTAACTATCTGACGATCCCCGACCCTACATGTAAGTTTCCCTTTTACGATCACCTGTCTATCTAAGATCTGTTCATCGATAATCTCGAAGTCCCAATCCCATCCAAACATTAAGTTTAGACACTTAGTAATGTAGGAGACACTGACGAAGTCCCATGTACCTCCGCCCTTGGCAGGCCTGGTCTTTATGTACTTCTTGGGTGTTTTGCTGAGAATTATATTGATCTGCTCATTTGTGAGCATTAGATTGTCTGACTTATCTAGTTCTCTTCTGGTTACTCGTGCGACTTTATTTTCCATAGTGAAGGTTATAAGAATCAGAAGTAGAGATTTTGAAGATAGTGTAGCCTAGGACAAACCACCCTAGGGCATCCACTCCATTGAGCACTAACGGATCTCCTGTGGCTATTAGCATTGTGCCAACTAGGAGCCATATTGCCTGTTTGAGCTTCATTTAAGTTCAGTTAATAAGTTAATTACTTACTACATAGTAAACTATTGTTTACACCCTGTCAACTACCTAGAAAGGTAGCTCATCAGGATCTATTGAAGGCTCAGACGGTCCTACAGGACTATTATCCTCTACCTGTTGAGTGGGTGAAGATGCCATCTCATCTTTGCTTCTAAATCTAGTAAGTAGATTTACCTCGTTTGCTATTACCTCTGTACGGTAGTGCTTTACTCCATCCTTTTCCCAATTCCTAGTCTGTACACGCCCCTCCAAATGTATTTTTGTACCTTTCTTGGCCCACTTAGCAATGTTCTCTGCGTTTCTCCATACAACGACATTATGGAAGTTAGCCTGGTCAACCCACTCCTCATCCTTTTTATATCTGTGATTTGTAACTACCGAGAACTGAGTCACGGGCGTTCCACTTGGAGTTCTCTTTAACTCCGGGTCTGCTGTTAGGTTCCCTATTAAAATCAATTTATTCACATCATTGAACATAGTATTAGTTTAATAAATTAATGATTGCTGGAGTATACCGTCCAGCTCGGTTTGTAATTTAGTGACCACGTTTTCCATTACTCCGAGAAGTTGGCTTCTGCCGCTTCTTTTCCTTCTGCTTTTTCTGCTTCTTGGTTGGCTTCTTCTTCATGGTTTACCTTCCGTAGATCTTTTTGATATGTTTATCAAAGCTCGACATCACTTGCTCATGGAATTCACGATACAGATGACCCAACACAAACGCAATTTTGTCCAGTGCTGTATGTAGTCGATTCTGGTCCAGAATTTCATATACTTCTGGCTCCTCGTCGTGTCCTACATCGATCTTACCCTGAGTGAACAGGAGTAAGTGATATTTCTGTCGACGAGTCAGTACATGCCACATCGGATGTTGAGTAATTTCTACAGTATTCGGTTCTAAATTATCAGGCATTTCATTTTCTCCTTTAGTTTATTGAAAGCCTAATCTAGAGAGCAGTACGTGCTCTACCCTCTAGCTTAGATATTCAATACTAATCCTTAGCGTACGTGACTTGCCAAGCATCCTTAGACTTCCCCAATAAGGCGAGTGGCAAGAATATTATTCCTAGGCAACCTGTACTCAGACAGCCGTATCTACCCGGAATCTGAACAGAATCTGCTACTATCCAGCCATTCTTAATCATCTTCTGCTTATCCTTAGCCATCTTCTTCGGATTGTTGTATATAATTACTTTTGTTTTTCTTTTTGACATATTTTTACTTTTAATTAGTTCTATTAGTAATCTAAAGTCTCAACCCACTTCCTACCTATCTGAATAACAATAGGTACTCCCGCCGCCTTCCTAGCTCCGTTCAAGGATTTAAATCTCCGTTTAAAAGTATCTGGGTCTGCCAGATCTCCCTTCCTAAAATCCGACCAGCTGGGCGTTCTATTGTGTTCTGCAAAGAAGCCTTTTATCTGTTTTAATAAATCCTCATCCGTATATCTTAGGTGGCCTTGGTTCTTGAACTCGTCTAGTTCACCCTTTGGAGTCAATCCAGCAGCCTTCATCCCTGCAGCCCATGACCCCCAATGCCGAATAACGGTACTATAGCTACCCCGACCTCTAAAGGCATTCTTATACTCTTTTGGACTAGGAGTATGCCCTAGTTTCTTAGCTAATCCCCTTATCCTAGCGATTGTCTGATCTGGGCAAGTACCTCGCTTATTATCCGTCTCTAAAGCGAGCTTTGGTTGGAATCTATCTCTATTTCTTCTGCCTTTATAGCCTAAGTCTGGCAAGTTAGACCTACCTGAATCGTTGTACGATTCTATTAGCTTCTGCCTTCTAGCCTGAGAAGCCAATGGGGTTTGCTTTGCTAGCCCGAACTTCTCTCTGTAGTCTTTGGCTAGTAGGTTGTGTGCACCATAGGCATGAGCACCTAAATGCTCGTATAGTTCTCCACACTCATGACATTGGACCTGGGTTCTATCTACAGTCGTTGCTAGTACCCCCATATAGCCAAATCCCTCCCCGTACTCCTCTTCGACTGTCTTAAGAGGCTCTTTGTACCCTGTATAGTCAAGCTCAGCACTTACTTTTTGTTTCATTATAATTCAGTTAACTTTTTAAGAATATTTTCATCGTCCTACCTCCGTCTTGATATTGGATCTCCTCGATCTGCGTCCCAGTCTTTACGTACTCCCGCTCAGTCCCGATAACCTCTATCCTGGTAGGTTCAGGCATTTTTATAGTGTCAGAACCTTCTATCTTCGCCATCTTGATTCTAAGCTCCATTATCTCGTCTACGAGTTTATTTGCCTTAGCTTCCCACTGTGCCACTGTCATATTCTCTAAACCTAATATCTATATTCAACTCCTCGACTTCTCTTTTTGTAGACTGTTCTATCTGCTTCTTCAGTCTTTCCTCTCCGGTTTTGTATGTATTTAGTGTGTGTGACATATCATGGATGAACATCGCCATATTTTGTCGCTCTATATCTGATTGCATAAGAGCACCCATCACTTCATCCAGCAGATCACCCTGCTTGTCCAACATAAAACCGCTAAACAAGATCACTGAATTAGTTATCACAACCACGAGAAACACAATAACTGTAGTTAGTGACACAGGCGTAGCTGTTAGATAGGCAGTAATGAAAAGTGCTAAGTACACAGCCAGGGCCAGCACAAATACACTCCTGAAGAACAAGTCTCCAAATTTCGTAGCTTTGCCACCCCTTAGAGTGAAAAACCAGTGGATGAATTCTTTGAACATAAGTAAATTAGTAATAAATAAATTAGCTGTTTAGTATTAGCTGTACCTGTAAATCCCTGTTAGCCCGAGTGTCATCCATTATGATATAGAGTTTACCCAACTCAATATCTTCTCCGTCGAGGACCTGGTCCTCCTCTGTCACAACCCCTACAGTATTAACTTTGACATCTGTAATTCTTATTTCTACTTCTTCTTTCTCTTCTAGGATTGGTATTTTAATAAAAGGCATCTTAAGCAATGTAATAAGTATTTATTGATAATTTCGTTCTGTTTTCTCCTGGAAGTACTCTGCTTCTTGTTTCTTTAGTTCCTTCTTTTCCCTTGTACTTAGTATCCAGTTCTCTTGTATATGCTCGAAGACATCTATAATTCTTAGATCATATGGCTTGCTAGTCGCCAACTCAAAGATTGCTGCGCCTATCTCTGAAGCGATTTCTGTCTCCGGTAACGAGTGAAATTGTAGATAATCCCTAAGCTCGTCATTATCTAGGGCTAGGTTCTCTACCTCATCAGCAAGTAGTCTAGATAAATCAGAATCATCACCTTCTAAGAAAACGCGACCCCGGGAAAGAGTTACGTAGTAGCCCAGATTTACTAGGAAGGAGAGTTCTTCTATGGTGGATTCTGAGAGTGTAAACGATATGCTACCAACTTGGGTGTCATATGTAATTGACTCGGCACTTGCGAAAGTATCTGTAGGTTTCATTTGGTTCAACTAAAAGTTATATGTATATAGTAAATTATATTTTACTGACTGTCAAGACTTTCCTGGAGCTTTTTCATTTTCGCTTCTATACGTGATTTCTCGGCCCTCAAAGCCTTCTTGGTATCGGCTGACACATACCTCCCCTTCAATTTCACATTGATACCTGTCATCGCTCTCTTGAGTTTCTCCGCTTCTTCTACGCGCGGGTCAATCTTGAGCGGTTTAACTGGTCGCCCCTTCTTCTTTACCCCGTGGCGGAACTCATCTAGTATCTTGGGGCAAAACATACATTTGTACCTTCCGGTTTTTTTGTCGTACATAGTCTTGGTGTGCTTGCATTTCTTTTTCTCTGACATTGGTTTTTGATAAGAATTATTTCTGCGAACTAAATATCCCTTGTCGTAAGCCCAGCTAGAAGGCAATCCGAAAGAGGTTGGGTTATGTATTTTTAAGTGGCACTGATAACAGACCCAGATACATCGGTCGTCATAGGCTCTAGAACCGACGTGATGCTGCATATTGACTCCTTGCCCATCTTCGCCCACTCCGTGGAACCTACACACACTACAGCGCTGAATTTGGCCATTTAATTTAGGGTTGTAGGGGTGATATTTCATCATACCTTTTCACTAAGTCTGGAAACTCTTTGTTAAAACGGAGCTTAACTTCACGTAAATCGTTTGCTGTAACAACGATTTTATCCGGAAGGCTTCTCAATGGGAATAGGATCCAGTTGCCTTCCCCGTACCTGTTATCTAAAAAATCACATCTAAATTCCATGTAGTGTTTTTCGAGTCTCAGTTTTTCATTCTTTAGCTCTTCCTCTTGCCTGTCTACCGCGACACGGTCCTCAATTTCCTTGCTAGTCTTCTGCTTTGTTGGCTCAATTACTTGGATGTACCTCTTGTTGATTACGGAATTATTTATCGTCAGGAAATCCACTTCACCTGCAAATAACACTGCCATGATCTTCTTGGCGTGTGAGGATTCGACGATATACTCATGGCCGAAACTGGTCCTAACCATGTAGTTACTTTCCTCCTGGAATTGGAATACTGGTTTGCTATCTGTATTTATCTCGTTCATTGTGTTCAGTTAAAATTAAAGTACTGCAATATTACCAAGGTTCTGCTGACTACGGTTATTCAAGTCTTGGATGTAGTCGACAGCTTCCCCATTCGAGTTCTTCTGTCGGAATAGAATCGTCAAAGTCATTTTGTCTCTCCAGAATTTATCTACTCGTGCATTTTGGATTGCGCTAATAATATCCGCCGTTGAGTACTGTTGTTTCCAGAACCTGTAGTTCTTCTCAAATCCCTTGGTCGAGGTAATGCTTTTTTGGAAAGTTTGGTTATAAGCTCCCACAACCTTCTGGAGTTCAACTTCGTCCCTAGATAATATATTTACATTATCAGTATCATTAACATTAACATTTACATTATCATTAACAGCTTTTTTAGGTTTGTCTAGGTTTCGAGATAAACCACTAGGTTTTCTAGGTTTCTTTGGACGACCGCCCTTTTTCCCATTCTCACGGCGGCTTTCAACGAATCTGGAATATTTATCTCCGTCCCTTTCTAGGTACTGTTTGATGGGTAAAAATGCAATCTTCACGATCTTACTCAGTGTAATTTCGTCCCCCTTTTGGTAGGCAACTATCGCCCGAAAAAGTTCCGCGACCTGTGAGTCATCTAGATCGTCTAAAACCTCAAGACTATCCAAGTAGAGAATGAACGACTTTCTATTCGTTTTCTTGATCATTTTGTAATTCAGTTAATAATTCAATTGATTCACGGAAAATTATGTCGTAAGAGGCTATAAGTGAAATCAGTTCATCAGTCGATAAATCATCGATCCTGAATCTCTGTTCTAACTTGCTCAGTGAGTAGGAGATTTGCTGTAATCGTTTGGAGAGTCTGTTCTTCTCGTAAGCCCTTGAGTAGGCCTGAACTTCATTCATAGGTTTCAATTAAAATTTAGAGTTGATAATAATCTAATCTAAATCTTAGTGGAAGTCAACTATAATTTACAGTCAGGATTCTACAAAGCTTTCTTTTTCGTGCCAGTATTTAGCCCTAAGCCAAAGCATATTAACGGCGAATTCGTTCTGATAGTAATTAAGTCCAGATTGTCTGTAGGCCGCCTCTGGGTCCCTTCTAAATAAATCCCTCCAGGCTAGGTGCTTGTAGAAGTGTTCTAGAACGGTCTCTAGCGTGCCATTCTCCGGACTGTCGTATATTTCTAGGTCTCTCTTCGAGTGGTTGTCATGAGAGCATTCTAAGGGCATATCAGCGCGACCTGAGATCTCCGATCTATTCCCGGCACGCGTGCGAATTTCCACCCTTGCAGTGTAACTAAATGCCACTATTCTTTTGGGTAATAACTAATTCTCTTCTTGGGTACGCATTAACTCCCTCATTGATACGAAGCTTCTAGCCAATGCCAAAATTAGCCCATCGTTATGCGCATCTGAAGGGAGGTTCTCAATTTGAGAGAGTAGACTTCTATACATCTCGAAGGCAGCCTGAGCGGGGTCCGGCATTAGTAGTAAGTATTGAATCAACTGTGGATCTGAGTTTGCGAAGTTTTCGAGAGCAATTTCCGTCTCCTCGGAGATACCTAAAATCTCTTTGTAAGTGGGTGGTAATTGTCTCACCCCCCATTATGGGGAATCTCTAGAATTTTTGCAACAAAAAGAGAGGGTAGAGTACGTACTACCCCCTCTGTGAATTGGGTGTTAGGCCTTCTTTTCTAACCGATCCATCAACTTAATACCTCCTGCATACATAAGGTTGAAGGCAAAACCAAATAATCCTGCATATGCGAATACTACTTCTACCGGCATATCTGGATTATTAAATGAGAATATTACTCCGAATGCTGCTGTTACTGTCTGTACTGGTGCTGCATAGCTTGCTGCACTCTTCACATGTTCTCCGACTGATTTGCGGGTTACTTTTGGTTGTTCCATTTTTGGTGGGTTAATAGGTAAATCTTGTTTCGGTGGCTCTACGGGAGTCATAACCGGGTCAGGCTTTGGGGTCGGCCAAAGCTTTTCGTTCCATTCCTCTGGGTTGTTGATCATGTCAATAATGATCTTCAATTGGTCGAATATCTGGCCAGGACATGCAGTTGCAATGTACTGTTTGTGTCCAGTTACCTGTAGCTTACCTCCGATTTTTTTATCGTGTTCACGGAAGTAATCTGCTACTAACATCAAAGCCTTTTCGGGTAACTTCTGTTGCATATAATTGCCGCAAGTTTCGATACCCATTGATCTTTGGTTTATAGGCCAGTTAGCGGCATGCCATGCAACATTATTCCAAGGGTCTTTGATTAATTCAGTCAGTCTCCATCCGTACTTGTTTCCATCTTTGGTATACCTTCTCAGTGTTAACTGCGCTTGAGCAAAGGTCTCTTTGTTTCTAGAAGGGTGATCGTGGAAAGATCTAGCTTTCCCTGCATATCCTCTCATTTTCCCTATCCTGTCATACCAGTCTTGGACCTCAATATCTTCCGCGTTCGCAAACTCTGGTCCAGTTGAATGGTGCATTACTAGATAGTCAACCGGGTATACTCTATGTCCGTCTCTCTGTGCCATTATTCTTGGGGTAAAGGTTTATCTGGGGTAATTTCTTTGGGGATCTTATTCCACTCCTCTTCAGGTAATAACCCAGCGCCTCCTGCGGGCTGGAAGTTCATGTCACCTCTCTCTATCCGTTGGTTCTCTAATTCCTTGGATTCGATCTCAGCTAACTCCGCTAATTGATCTTGTTCTGCTAATAGGGCCATATGAAAAGATTCAAATATAATAATTAGTCTACTTCAAAATTACCATAAATGCTAGGAAACGGTGCTACAGGGTTTTTAATCGCATCGTTTTTGGCTTCTAACAAAACCCTTTTTACCTCACCATAGTCTACTGGCTCCTCAAAGGGTCTCGCTCGATTCGATAGATGGAAATTAGCTAGCACGGGGTGGGTCTCAAATAATAATTCATAGGAAGGTAGCAACTCTGTCTTGTACCACTCAAAATGGCCCTTACATAACAGTAGGGCATTGTTTAGATCAAAATCGAACATTGGGTTCCCCTCGAACAGGTTCGCTACAACGAGCGGCCCTGAGCACTCACAGCGGTGTTGTTCCCCACTCCAGACACAATTTTTGTACATGAGGTGAACTATGTTCTTAAATATAGAACTGAGATCATCCTCGTCGGGATTATATGCGGTTTCGATAGATACCTAGTAGTAAAAATGTAACTGCGATTGTCAGCAGGTTGGTAGCTAAAAGCCTTACGTTACTTACCAGATTTACGACATCACGGTCGTTAGTCGTTGCGATGATGTGTAATATCAATGTAATTGCTGCTGCTTCGATTAGGAATATAGAGCCGACTCCTAACAACGACAACGCTACAAACCGACTATTATCTGCTACCTTGATAGAACGCACAAAGGAGATAAAGGCGTAGAATACAACAAATATGCTCATGATTAGGCTAATTGGCGTTAAAAGGCCATTTATTCCCCTTAAGATTTCAGTGGTTTCGATTATTTCCATATAGATTGTTTTATATAACTGGTTCCTAATAGTCTATCGGAAATTAGCCATTCTTGCCACGCATAACCTCACTAAATCTGTCTAAGACCTTGGCCGAGGTTGCTGTATTTCGGTTTATAGCTTCCGTGTTCTTGTCTAGTGATGATTTTACCCCCTCTGTCATTCTGGTGTTCTCTTCATACTTTTCGGTCAACCTGTCTGTCATCTCTCTGATCCGTGCATCTTTAGACCTCATGTCTTCACGATTCTGCTCGTGTTGTTTCTCATTTCGTCTCCACGATAGCGCTAAGAATACAGCTAGAACTCCCGCTATTCCTAGTTGTCCTAGTAAATCTGGTGTTAAGAATTCCATTATGCTGATAGTAGTTCGTCAGTCTCCTTGGGTCTTATACTGGCAAGCTGACTTTCGTAACTAGATAAATTAGAAACGTAGGTGTCACCCTGTGTCCAGGCTTCTCGTATGAATATCTCATTCGCAGAAGTAAAGAGTCTTTGTATGTATCTAGTAGTTGAGTACTCTCTACCAATAAAGAACTCTGGTAGGGTATACCCCGGTTCCATCTGTAACCATTCATCGATAGTACAGCTAAAATCCTCGCCTATATAGATTATCCCGTCCGGGTGGTGTCTAAAATCGTAGTCGTTCATATACCTAGTCTAATACATTATGCGGTTCTTTTCCAGATCTTTACCACTACGTAAGGCTGGAGGTTGTTATGAGAGTTCCCACTACCACTATAGTTAGTGTAAGCGCTAGAGCCACTGCTTGCTGACTTAGTCCGCCAATTAGAGTCAGTCCCAGTATAGTGTTCGGTTGTCCTTATGTCTCCGAGTGAGTGTCTATGTGAAGGCATCTCAGAGGTTGTTAGTGCATGTGTTTTAGCACCTCCAGTTTCCTCTAGGACATCAAAGTCAGAGTCTCCGGTATCTTGACCGACTAGTACTTCACCTTCTGCAAAGGCTGCCCAAGTTCCAAAGCCTAGAAGTGTGGCCGGGTCTGTGTCATCGTCAGCATTGAAATAGAGAGATCCTACTGGATACATTAGTTTGCCGATGTAAGTCTTAATATGTTCACCATCGATTTGTACCGAACCGCCTATTCCAGAGTTGTATTTATCATTGAATGCAACGCCGTCCTGTGTGTAGTCCACTAGTGGCTTACCTCGACTTAGAGTGCCTTCTAGAGTAACTACCGTTAGTTTGTCGTGAACCCTAACCTGAATATCAAATGATTTCTCGTCATCAAATCCAGTAGCTCCTAGATCTCCATCTAGGTAGTCATCAAATGTGATATTCCCACTTCCATCTACAGATGGAGTAAATGAATTCCATGTCTGGGAGGCCCAAGCTACAGTGGTTTCCTTGTACCGATAGTGTGCTGTAATGGCATTCTCAACCCCGTCTGTACCACCTCCAAAGTACTCATTAAACATCTCTCCGCTGAATTGGATCTTGGTCTCTGAGTCTACATTGTTATCTCTCACAAAGGTCAGCCCGTAGATATTCACAGGGGTATACTCAGCAATATATGATAACGATCCTGCTACTACTGTAGAAAGACCTCTGCTATCGAATGCCGTCAGATTGAACGAATTAAGCTGGACATTGTCTAGGTCTAATTCGACATCGGATCCAGCAGAGTAATCAGCCTCAACCTGCTGTAGTGACGTTGAAAGCCTATATTTATCCTCTGTAGCTGAGTTCAAAGCTACCATTTTGTTAGCTACTGAGATCGTGGCTCTTATCTCAGAGTATCCTTTTATCATCTTTGTGGATGAACCTAGCAACGTCGCCGTGCTCGATGTCACAAGAAGATTAGAGTCCTGGTCCCTTACTTCTATACTCTTATCCACGTTGGCAAGTGTATATGTTGTGAAGGTTGGTTTGTTAGTCGTCTGATCTATCGTGACAGTTCCTGCAGTGTCTTTGTCGACTCCAATCTGTGTTGTATATCCTGAATCAGAGTAGGTCTTGAGTCTGACGTACATTGCTACGCTAGTTGCATCTGGCATCTCTGCGTAGATGTCATCGTCATTGCTCGAATCTAGCGTTATAGTAGCGCTAGTAACTTGTCCTAACTCCTGTGTTTTGATTAACGTGCTGTTTACGTATAGCTCAGCTTTTACATACTGGTTCCCATCGTTTGTGATCGTAAGTGGTATATCATCCTCTACTTCAAAATCTACTGAGTTAGTTACATAGGCTTCTCTAGGGATCGTAGTCAAGGCAACGGTTGCTCCAGCACTACCCGATTGAGGTGAGTAAGTGGCCCCGATAATATAGGTAATCTGTCCGCTAGAGCTGATTGAAATGCTTTTACTACCATTAGATGTATGGGTGATAGTCTTAGACCCAGAAACTATTGCCCTAGGCGTAGTCTCAGGGTTCATATCGATATAAGGGTTAGCTGTGAATGGAGTGCCATCGATATACAACGTATGCGAGTTTGCGGAACCCTCAACGCTATAGTAGCTGATCTTCTGTACGTAGACAGTCGCAGTTACTCTAGACGTATTATTTACTTCGTTGATCTGGTCCTCAACCCATTCAATCCAGTATTTATAGTGTGATGGGAGCGAACCTGTTGCTCCGTTTATTGTACCCATTTATGAATCGTTAATTACTAACATAGCCCCTGTAGATGTAGGGATTAACCTCATGCTCGCTGATGGATTCTCATACCTTTGCAGTACGAATTCATCCTGAGCGGTTAGCTTCGTCACCTTACCTTCATCTTTCGATACCAGCATAACAAGTCTATCTAGGTTTGTATCGTAGACGGCCAATTTAGAATTGTCTAGAACCGACTTGAAAGCATCTGTCAGAGATGTAATTTCAAACCCGTCTTTATCGAACCTGAAATTCGCCCCGTAAACTTCGTTAGGAGCCTGAACCCAACCATTGATGTCTCCTAGCTTCACTATACTGTCTGTAAGCCTTACAGTAGCACCTGAGCCTGCAGAAACATTTGTTATCTTTAGGGTAGTAGTATCACTACTCGCAGTGAACTGAGTCTTAAATACTGTCCAACCTGCGGCAGCTGCCATTGTCAGGTTACTTTGCCCTGTAATCTCTACTGTTGCTGTCAAAGTACTTTTATACCTACAGTAGAAAGTGTATTTCTCACCTGCGATCGTAGGAAAGGTCTGGAATATGAATTGTTCTTCGAGCTTGATAGCAGAGCCTGATTCACTGTTTATCTCCACGTCTGAGCTTTGGTCGATAGTCGCATCATTATCTGAGTCTAACGGGTCCCCATCGTCGTCGAGTTCTTGCCATTCGGTTATGCCGTTCTTCAGCCCGACTGAGTTCTTTAATAGGTTCGTTCCGCCTACACTATCTATTGCAATCTGTAAGTCCGTGGCTGTCTGCTGCAGAGTTGTCACGTCTGAAATCACATCAACGATGTCGTCTGCATTAGCATCACCTTGAGCCAAAGCTTGGTTTACTGATGAGGTAATCGCATCCGTAGTAAGGTTGATTTGAGCTACTGAGTCATTGAGGTCTTGGGTGATAATGGTGATCTCTCCGTCTTGTTTGTCTACTTTGATTTCTGTATTCCGAATTGCCTGACCTATATGTCCTGCATATTCGTACCTGGTATTTGATTTATCTGGAGTCTCTGCGTATAAGTACTCTTTCATCCCTCCAGCTACACGAATCTCCATACCGAGGACTATCGTTTCGTAGTCGACCGCAGCAGCATCTTGAACAGTAATTCTATCCCCGATCTCGAAGTATCCTAGTCCGTTAGTTCTAGCTTCAAATGGCGTGAGAGTCAGACCATGCAACTCATGGTAGATAGGTTCTATAAATGATTCTCTATCGTTATCAACAATCAGATTGTTCTCGACTTTTAACTCTATGAAGTCATCAGATGTCGATAGAGTTCCGTCGGTCTTGGTAATATTGTCCTCTTGAGGTGTCCTAGATAGAACTAGAGAGTTTACGCCGCCCCATTCTTTCTCAACCGTCAGAGACTCAAGCATATTTTTATCAATCGTCTCTAGGGAGGTTGTGTGATCTACCCTCTTCAGAGTAAGCTCATCGTTATAATTGAAATATAAGATCCCTCCAGCTACCTCTGCAATCATCTCTAGGGCCTCACGATACACGGTGATTGCTCCTGTGAATACATCATCTGACATAGTAAACCCTTCTGGGTCAAAGAGATTAATTGAGTCAAAGTACAGGGATTTATTTGAAGATGGGCTTGAGGTACTTCTTTTCAGAGAGACCTGTACGGTTGAGACTCCAGCCCTAGTTGTAAACCTAACTTCTTTCTTCACCCAGGTTGTTGAGTCCACGATAATTGCTTCTGTATAGCTTGAGTTCCACCCAAAGTCACTGGCCTGGATATAATAGCTATCACTATCCTTTAGGGTGATTGCAGCGTGCCCACCATCCTCAACTTTAACCCAAATATTGAACACATATTCCTTAAGTGGATCAACATTGATCGTTTGCCAGGCGTAGGTATTAGAGTTTGATCCATCAATATCAATCCTCATCGCGTAATCCCCTTCTTTGTATTCTGTGAATTCTTGGTTTACAGATCCTGAACCCCCAACACTCTCAGTCCAATTGTCGGCATCTCCATACGCGCTCCAGTTCTCTAGATCGCCGTTTGTCACGAGATTGGTATTCGCGTAGATATTATCTGTGTTCAGTGTCCATGAGAATCGGGTACAGATGGCCTCTAGAAGCTCTTTAATGGTCGCAGGGTATGTCATGTCGTAAATCGGGTCCAAATCCCACCTCTGGAGGCTCTCGTGCATTTTGTCGTATAGCTTGAGGGTCGTTAGCTCGGACTCTTTTTTATTTCTCTTACTAACTACCTTGAAGCTACCAAAATCTATGTACTCTGTAGAATCATCCGCTTTAACTACTCCAATACCTAGGTTGATATATTTATTCAACCAGTCGTAGTTGTTGAAGTGTCTGATCTCTGCAGAACGCATAACGGTATGCAAAAGAGAAGTCCCTGATTTGATTTTTAGGAACTTCAGGTCATCGTCTTCGTTGATTTGTGTTGGGCTGACTTCCTGATCGACCGCATAAGCTCTTATTTGCTTAGTACTGGCCTTCATTGCAGTCTTAAAGTCTGCGCTTACGTTGATCATGTTTGTTTACTAAATGGCACGAGTTTAACTTTGAATCTACCGTATAGGCCTTTTGAGAGGATAAACATCGGAGTACTAAAATCAGATGCGTAGTAGGTTCCACTCTTCACTGTCTGGGTTGTTACATCCCAGTAATCAACTGTGAAAGAAGCATTATCTAAAAGGCCTGCAATCAATGCCATCTCTGCTTCTGTTGTGTGTGCGAATTCTAGTTCAATCTTAGGGAATAATCCTAGATACGTTGATCTAAGTTCCCCTGCCATATTCCTACCAGCATCCGTCCACAGTTTATTTCTACCTACCTTCCAGCCTCTCAGCTTTGGTAGATCTGTACTGTTAATTTGTATTAGGTTTGTAATTGCCATCTTAAATGTTTAATAATCTTTTGTTGCTAGCTACAGAGCCTTCGTTGATAAAGTCTACAAACTGCTCAAAGATGGTCTCTTCTCCTAGCTTGATAATTAATGGTTGTCCACCACCTGCTCCACCAGCCTCTGTAATCGCATTTGCGATCATCTCTATACCTTCCGTATTATTCTCTAGTGGTAGCACAGCCTCCTCT